GGAAACCATGAGACCTTTGGGTCGATGTTTGCGTTGGTGCCGATAGTATATATATATACTATCGGCACCAACGCAAACATCGACCCAAAGGTCTCATGGTTTCCCATGGAAATCGTCCGATTCGGAATGTTCGCTTGGATTCATAGACTCACGCCAGAATGCGCGGCAGCTATGCGTACTGTCTGTAAAAACAGAACGTACACGACCAAACGTATTGATCTACAATACGCTTGGGGGTAAATCCACATCGCACACAGGAATTACCATCTATGTGCGGCATCTCGGTATCACCGAGGTGACTAAATAGTCAATCTTGATTCACCAGAAAATCTTCTGGCGGCATAAGAGGTGCTGGTCTTGATATGGCAATCCAATATCCAGCAAGTTGAACCCTCTTGGCTTCTCGACGATTCTCATCGAGGCACCAAACGATAGCTTTATCGTTTAGACGGGTGAGATCCTTACCTCCGAGATCAAAATCTCGGCTACGGTAGGTATTCTTCTTGAAACCCAGTCGTCCAACGACTGGTGGATCAGGTATTGTCTCACCAGTAACCCCATCAACCATCCCAAATGTTCCGTCAGAGACGGCAACAAAACCAATTAAGAGACGGAAAAACTTCGTCTCTTCATTGATTTCGGGAATTCCTTCAACAATAGTCTTGAAGGAAATGGCATCGTTGGTATCAACGGTCTTCGCAGACCACTCACTCGCTTTGCGAGTGACCCAAACTTGATTGTTGGGCAGTCTCAACGGAACTCTCGCCCGAGGGCGGGAAACCGGTACCACAGGAACGGGTACGGGCAACCGAGCGGCATTCGCACTGCGATATGCAGCAGCTCGAGCGGCATTACGCCGCTGGCGTCGTGACACGCCAGACCCAGTTGGGCCATGTAGCGTGCACCTCCTCGCCAGGGCATCCAACTCATCAACGCAAGTTGGGCAACTGTTATTACCGCGGTTGTTCACACGGGAAGACATGACGTTGGATGGATGGTCTGGACCTTGGTTCAAAGTTTTCATACATCCCAGGTAAGTCCAAGAAGCGGCTTATCTTTTCAGAATTCACCAACTTAATACTCGTCTCACACTGGGGGACTATTCCCTCTCCGCAAGGCTCCTCATGTCTTCAACAACCAATATCAGGCTCGGAGCAGGTTCCTACCTGCTCCCGATGAAGGCCCAACCGGTGATGGTACTGACTCGATTGGAACCATCTTGGGTTCCAACACGGATGTTCCAACATCACCACCGTTATCCGGCTTAATTCCAATGACGGTAAAATCAACTCCAGAGGTATTCTCGTCAAGAAGACTAATTTGTTCTGAGCATTTTACCGGAATTTCACGCGATCTGGCTGCAACATCTATTGAGGCACGACTTCTCAATAGGGATCTCATCTCACGATCTCCGCTTATCATAGTGCGTGTAAAAGTTTCCAGAGCCTCGGTATTAGTAATAGCAACTGTATTTTGATACAATTGTTTACTAGTAACACGTTCAGTCCACATGGGGTACCACATCCCAATTTTCGCGGACTTAGGCACGGTAGACGCACAAGACACAGTTCCTCCAAGATACAAACCTTTATGGGAATGAACTGTTTCAGCGAAAAGCGACCGGGGCCAAGACATTGTTAAAATGAGGGCCCTGTTGAGATTAACTTTCGTCCCGCCATACAACTCATCACCCGTCGCAAGATTCTTCAACTTCAAATCAGCGACAGCATGGGTGGTACTCAAAATCACAGGTAAATACATCATGTGTATAACGGCATGATCCACAAAGGTACGTCCTCGCACTTTATCAGTAAATTTCCCGATAAAGGACTTGGCTTCTTTGGTTGTCAGCTCACACAAAAATGCCTCCGTGTTTATAGCGGGGAATGCAGCACATCTACGTATACCCATGTTTAATTCCATGGATCCCGATAAAGCTTCAGTTACAGTTTTCTCTAAAGATGTTTCATCATCAGCGGAAAAGGTCAAAGCTTTCATCGATACGTGTGGTAACGCCAT